GCTCTACGTTTCTGGTCACAAGTTGATATTCGCCAGCCCGATGAATGCTGGAACTGGGAAGGCTGTATCAACAAACGTACCAAGCAACCGCAGTTCTCTTGGCGTAGGCACGGTATCAGCTCAAGTACACAGCACCACCCACAACGTGTTGCTATGTGGTTTACCTGGGGAGACCTAGGCTTTGCTGGTGTTAAAACTACGTGCGGCAATAAGTATTGCTGTAATCCATTCCATCTAATCCCTCAGAAGATCGGTGTCTTTGTGGATGACGATAGCTATGCTGAATCATTTGAGCTTCAATGTCAGCTTCATACACTTAAGCAACAGATTGCTGAGTTCAATGTAGAGCTAGCTCTTAAAGAGCAAGAGAAACTATTTCAGCAAGAAGAGTTAGACGAACGTGCTAACTTAATCTTTGCACCAGATTCGCAGTTCTCAGAACGCTTTGAAGCTGTTGTCGAAGATATGTTAGCTGGCAGACACAGTAGTCAATCAAATATTATTGACCCAGATAAACTAAAGAAGCCAACTGATAATGAAGAGAATTCCACAGATGATTATTAATTTACCTATCCTTATTAAAGAGTCATTTTTATATGTCTAGAAGAAACGATCTTATCAATCAACTTATCGCATCTGATAAGTTTGGTCCAGAAAAAGAGCAAGAGCAAAAGTTCTTGCTTGCAACTGCTGAGTTGATTCTTTCTGATTTAGTAGACATTGCTATCTCTGGTGTAGAACAGCAAGGTGCAGGTTCGCTTGTCATTAATTTGATGAACGACTCCACAACTTTTATGTCCGGTAGCTCTATAGAATTTGATATTCATGTAGCTGAACGTGAAGAAGACGGTGAAATCCTTGAATTTCTACGTGGTCTGATGTCAGAGATTGATGAAAATGACTGGTCAAAAAACGTACTAATTACATTGATCAGTGATGCTGGAACAAGAACATTTGCAGTCGAAGCAGGTAGGTGCCAAGAAAGCCTTAGAGCGCTCGCAGAAAAACTTAGCGGATAAACTTGCCGCTAAAGGACTGAAGCTACCGCTTTACCCTACCCCTCAACTAATTGAACGAGCACGAACAGTAATGGGATCAATTGATTTTGATCCAACGTCTGACCCTGTACAGCAGGTGTTAGTTAACGCAACGTCTGTTCCTAGCATCGAAGTCAATCCACTACAAGAGCATTGGCACGGCAACGTATGGCTCTCACCTAAAGGTGCTGTACGTGACTGCCGTATCTGGCTAACTAAAGCAATCAACGAATATCGCAATGGCTACATCAAAAGCTTTGTCTACTTCTGTAGTGCTAGTGAGCTACTGCGTGCTGCTCCTGTGCTATGGGACTATCCTGTATGTCTTCCTTTCAAACGAGTTAAACAACTTAGAGCAACTGCTACCGGCTTTGAACCAGTCTCTCCCTCAACGTGGAACCTGCTGATTTATGCTCCGCCAGTTGATCAAGCACTGACTGACATTGATAAAGTCACTCTCTTCTACAATACATTTAGAGATGTCGGTCGTGTTATTTATAATGAATACGCAGGTGATAGCTGGGCTAAAGACCTAGAGTTCTTTGAAGATAACAAGGGGCAGATCTAATGAGTAAGCATATCTCTCCTGATTATTTCTATAACCTACCTTCTGGTATTAATGTACATCCTTGTAGGCTTATACATAAGGATGGTACATTGATGTGGAAGCACGCATTGTTATTTGATAATGTTCCATCTTTACCTGAGTCTGCGGCTCACGAAGCACACATAGTAAAAACTGCTCAGCGCCTAGAGGAACTGAACAGTTGGGTGTCTGTTGATATGGAAGCTTGGGAATGTTTAACACCCATCGCTTGGTATGTACCTGAGAAACCTGAGCTAGCTGAAGGTATCTCTGTTTACTTTAAACATAAAGTTAAAGATATTGATGCTGTGTATACGGCCCTTAAGTCACACATTCTGTCTCACGAGATCCTAGAGATACGCAATCAATATTTATACTTCCGTAGATGCTAACGTTAGAGCCGCTTACCAGCGGCTTTCATATCATAGCGAATCAATAAGGCGGTTTAAATACCAACGTGCTTTCTCTAGATCTTGCTTCGAGTTATCTTTAAGCCATACACGCAAGAGATATTTTAGTGCTTGTGCTTGTAGCATTCCAGACTTCACATCAGGTGCGTCTTGAATTGCTTCCTCAATAATCTCAATAGCTTCTTGCTTACCACGTGTGTAGTGCGGTGGACTATTGACTTGATCATTACGTCCCACTGTTGGCCATTGGAAATCCATCCACGCATCATCAATTGAATGCTTGCCTTGGAGTTCACTCAATCGAATCACATCATTCTGCGATGAAAAATACTTTGAACTATCTTTTTTATTAAACTTTTTGTCTGACATTGAGGCTCACATATAACTGTTTCACTACCTAATATAGAAACAAAGAGTCTGTAATGTGAGGTATGAGTAGTCCTAAAGGTGATCCAACCTATATCAAAAATAAAGATCGATACTTCATTGAAGTTGCTAAAGCAATTGGTGCGGGTTCTACCCATCCAACAGCACCCGGTGGCTGTATTATCGTTCGTGGTCGAGAGATCATTGGTAACGGACGATCTATATTGACGGACAGTAAAGTTGAAATTGACTGCGTATCTTACGCAATTGGAGCAGCAGCTAAAGCTGGTACTGAAGCTATTGGATCTGTGATCTATACGACTCGTTATCCATTCTCTACTGCTATCTTTCAAGCACACCTAATGGGTATTAGCAAGATCTTTATTCTTGCTCACGCTTGGGAGACGTACTACAAAGATGAATTCAGACGAGCAGCACGGTTAGCACGGGAGCTTTCTATCGCTATTGAACCTATCTTCTTTGATGAAGATCTAAGATTTACTAAAAATACATATGACCGCAACATTGACCCGGAGCTCTTCCCAGGAACGAGCCCATTTGAAAAGGATGAATATGATCCAACAGACGCAACACTTACACACGATGAAGACACAACTACTCTTTGATATTGAATCAACTGGCCTACTCCGTAGAGGCTCAACTATCCACTGCATTGTTATGCGTGATGCTGTCGATAGCAGCACTCACGTGTTTGATCATCAGCCTGAGCGTGCTCTCATACAGGGAGTAAAGCAACTAGAGACTGCTGATGTACTCATTGGTCATAACATCATTGGCTATGACGTACCTCTACTTAAAGAACAGTTCCCTGACTTCAATCCTCAGGGTCAGTTTCTCGACACACTAGTGATGAGCAGACTGTTCTATCCGCATATTCAAGACCGTGACTTCGAACGTCGCCCTCACAATATGCCTCAGCGACTGTACGGTCGCCACTCACTTGAAGCTTGGGGCTATCGCCTTAAGTGTTTCAAGGGTGACTTCGGCAAGCACGAAGGTGGTTGGGATACTTACACACCAGAAATGCTTGACTATTGTATTCAAGATACGGAAGTTACACTCAAACTATATCAACTAATGCTACGGAGAATGAACGATTATGCATGATGTAATTGATTGCGTCGCACTTGAGATGCGTATGGCTGACATTATGTCTCAGCAGGAAGCTAGTGGCTTTCGCTTTGATGTTAATGCTGCTGAGCGTGTACGTGCTGAGCTACAGCAAGAGACTGCTGACTTAGAGAAAGCTATCGCTGCTCGCTTTGTTTATGTACCAGGCAAGGTGTATACACCTAAGCGTGCGAATAAGACTAAAGGCTATGTCGCAGGTGCTCCTATGACTAAGCTTATTGACTTCAATCCCACCAGTCGTTTACACATTGCGTGGGCACTACAGAATTTCCGTGGTGCTCGATTCACACGGCTGACTGCTACAGGCAAGCCTCAGGTTGATGAAGCTTCTCTATCTGAGATGCGTGACGTCGCACTACAACAGGGCAACGATAAGTTACACGAAGAATGTGAGATGTTTATCCGTCTGCTTACGCTACAGAAGTGGCTAGGTCAGCTGTCTGAGGGTGCTAACTCTTGGTTTAATACTATTGGTGAGGATCAATGTATTCATCACAGCTGTACGTTGTCTACGATCACAGGCAGGAATGCCCACCGTGGTCCCAATCTTGGGCAAGTTGTATCTGCTCCCTGGGCACGTCAGTTGTTTGTACCTCACCCTGGAATGGTGATGGTCGGTGCTGACTTAGAAGGCTTAGAATTAAGAGCGCTTGGACATTACCTGTCGTCCTATGACCAGGGCTCATTTGCTGACGTTGTAGTCAACGGTGATATCCACCAGCAGAATGCTGACCGTGTTGGATGTACACGTAAAGAGGTCAAGACTATCACGTATGCGTTCATATATGGTGCCGGTGACGCCAAGCTTGGCCACTCATTGAACCCTGCCCTGTCTGACGCACAAAAGAAATCACTGGGTCAAGAACTACGGCGTAAGTTTCTTGATGCTATCCCAGGACTTGAGCCATTGATTGATGCTGTCAAGCTCAAGGTGCGTAGTGCTGGACAACTGCGTGGCTTAGACGGTCGTCCTATCTTTTGCCGTGCTGAACACGCTGCTCTTAACTTCTTACTCCAATCATCAGGTGCGATCCTCAGTAAGCGTTGGGTTGTTGTAGGTCAAGAGATGCTTGACGCTGCTGGCCTTACTTATAATATTGACTACACTCGCTGTGCTTACGTACACGATGAACAGCAGTTCTCTGTAGTACCA